GTCAAAAGATATGGTGAACTGAGGATTGTGGTGCTTCCTGATGGCGCGTTGAATTGCAGTGAACATCACAGCATACTCCAGCCAACTGGTGCCCAGATAATGAACCCAGTCGTGCTTGCCAGTTTCCAGTAGTCCATCGTCAATAATAGTCACCAGACGTTTCAGAATCAATTCAATGTCTTGCACGTTCATGCCGCCCGCTGACCAACCATTGAAGTATGTATCAGGATATTGATTCGGATCACAATACTTCTTCATCTCCTGGTACCAGTCTTCTGATTCAGTATGATTACCACCTTGAAGAACATTGAGAAACTTAGTTTTACCAGGTACACGGTTTTGGATGAAGAACTGATTGTTAATGTGCGTGGCCTTTACGGCATCTGCATATGTTTTGATTCCGGTGATCTTCTTGATTTCCGCTGAGGCATGTTCAATACGACTTGGAACGTCAAGCGTCATGGCATAGTCAGAGTATTCCTCTAACCATGACAGAACTTCTGCTCGTTTCTTTGCCGCTTTAGGACAGTTAGGATCTTTCCAGTCACCAGGCCATTGTCCTGTGAAGATTTGAAATCCACCTGAGTCACCTAAAACAAACGTTCCCTTTTCTCGTTGACGGATCACAGCGTCATTTGCTGACGGCTTGTTCACATCAAGGTCGGCGTGGCCAGCAGAATACAAACACCACTTATAGTTATACAGACCCTTGCTGCTGAAAAAGTTCAGCATGTCAGAATCGGGAATACCTTTCGGCATCCGCGCTGGATCAAAATATGCCTCTCCGGACATTTGTTTTCCGATACCACTGATGTAGAAGGTGCTCATGGCGGGTAAAAAAAGGGCCCAATCGGACTTATTCTTTTTTGATAGATTGTCTGTCATACTGTTACTTCGGATTTGACCAGTGCCGCCACCATGTCAAGTTTGTGTTTTAGTTCTGCTTGTTGATTGAGTAAGTCTTGGACTGCCGGGTATTCTTTGGCGAGTTTCATATACTGCTCTTCCTCATCCATCTTCTTGGTGGCCCATGCAATGGCAGTTTCAGCAGACATAGTTAACTTGACCACAGGGACAGCACCGTTCATAGAGTACCAACTGGCACCATCAAACACTTCCACGTTCTGACCGTATGTGTTAAAACGCATCATCCCGATAACCGGATTATTGCTGTTCATAGAGAATGACGGGTAACTTAGATACCCGCCAGTCACATCTATTGACTGAGAACCGCTGATTACACCCTTGATCATTTTACCAGAGCCAGCACATTGTATGTGTATACTGCCAGACCACTGTCCACGGTGATTTCCATGACGCCTTGATCAGCAATCCGAATGGTCTTGTCACCGAATAGATCCATGATGGCCAGAACTTGCTTGATCGGCCAGTTCCATTGGCTCTTCAATGTGCCAGTGACCGGTGATTGAAACACAAAGTTGCCGGAGTGAGTAGACGGATTACCGAAGTAAACTCTCAGTTCATCTTTCACCAGTTTTGTGACAAAACTGATTTCTTCTGAGTTGGCCTGATACTGACGCTTCAACCGTTGAATGCCTGCAATAGTCGGAGTGAACTGAACATTCCAAACAAGTTGAACTGCTGCTTTACCAGACTTTACCTTATCCTCAACGATTTCCTTTGACATCAAACGATAGTCATTGACGAAATCCCCACTGACCGTTTCAAAGTGAATATACCCTGGAACAGACACTCCGTTCTTCTGCTCAGATGTAACCGAAATCTTTGCTGTATCGGTGTAATCTTCCAGCGACAGAACCGTTTTCAGTTTTGACAAGTTCGGCATACCGAAAACTCCTGTCAATTCAGCAATAGGCTTGTTGAACTTACCTGTGATGATCACCGTCTTGTCCTCAGGTAATGCCGTGATTGACGTTTCGGTTGCTGTTCCAGTAACCTTTACCAACGAAACTCCATCAATGCTGACGGTGTGTTCAACTAAATCTTTCAAAATACTTTTCATGTTTTTCCTTTATACTATTTACAATAGCGTGTGTCATTATAGTGGAATATTGTGCGTAAGTCAACTTCTTGTTAGCCGAAAGTGAATAGTGAATCAACCATTGAGTTAGTGTTTGTGCTGCTTCGTATGTCCCAACCTAACACTCCCAATAGATTTTCAATCTTCTTATCAACCAACCCACTTTCCATTTCAATATCATCAAACGGTAGTTCCTTGAACCAGTCCGGTAATCGAGATTCGTCTGTCGGCATGGCAATTGAAGTGTATCCCAACGGGTTCTGCTTCAACTTACACACCACGATCCGCATACCGTCAACTATCTTCATGGAATAGTTGTCCGAATGAATTCTACGCAGGTTGTTCCAATTGATTGATGCCATGACATGCCCAACTCCGCACTTACCAGTTCGTTCCCAAACTGCTGTGTGCCTGGTGAGATTATTCACAGACTTCGGTGAGCCCTTTGTCCAGCCTTCTTGTTTACCAAGAATCGTCTTGAACTCACGCACCACTTCAACCACTTCGTCGCGCTTCTTACCATCCAGAATCATCTCCAGAATACTCATAAGGAACTCCTGAATATGCTTCGGGGTATCAGACCGTTTCAGATCAAGACCCATTGCCTTAATCTGACCGATGCCATAACGCACTCCGTTCTTCTTGGCAGTAGCCGGATCATACAGATCAAGTCGCTTACCTTCCTTGTCGTAAATGTTCAGGGCATACCGTTTCTTGGTGATGAACAATGAACTATCAGCCACAAGTTCACGACCTGCTTTGATGATTTCGCCGTTTCTACGAGGACAGTGGAATGCCTTTTCCATAAACTCAGGGAAGCCATCGTTGATCTGATCGGCAATGGTGTCATACAGTTGCACTGCAACTTCCTTGCTCCACTCCATCGTCTTTGCTTCTACATTTTCTTTGAGCATAGGCCATGCTGAGAAGTAACATGAGTCAGTGTCACCATAGATGATTGCTTCACCGGTGTAGTCATAAGAACCGACGACCACTTCGTTGATGTGTGCGCTCATGTGACGGACGATCTGTCGTCCACATAGAGTAACAGATTGACCGATGCGCTTATCGTAGAAACGACAGTGTTCATTCAACAGAGCGCCATATGCTGAGTTCAGCAAAATCTTACGGACCAGTTGTCGCTTGTCCCAATAGTTCTTATCTTCAACTGTTGTGGCTTCGCGCATCTTCTTCTGCATGACCTTACGATCTGAATACCACTTGGATAGAATACCAGGGATGATACCTTGCTTCTCATACGAGAAGATTGTGCCGTTTGCACTGAGCATCCACGGACGATGACCACCGAATATCATCTTCCAGATTTCCGCAGCACTCTTTTCCTCTGAGGTGCCATCTTCGTAATCAATGGTGAGTGTGGTTCCAAGTTCCTGATTCATCACCGAGGTGTATTCCAGTGTTCCGAATAAACCTTCCCATAGAATACTACCGGTGACATCATCATCGCCATCTTTGTGGCGTTTTTTCTCCTTGGCTAACCGAACTCCCTTGTCGTGCATATACTGTTCAGTATTAGTTTGTCTGATCTGAGCAATGATGGTTTCCGGCGCCATGTTGAGTGCGCGGATTGCCGAGGGATACAGTGAGTTAATGTCAACTGCTCCGACCCATTCGTGGATGCCCTTTTTGGGCGTAGCAACATAGGCACCTGCCGCTGGTTGTTGTTCATCAGAAATACTCCTTGGTTTTTTATCAGGAACTACGAGACCATGGTCGTGTGCTTCATTCATCACGGCCATCTCCACCATTGCCACTGTGCCCATGACAGTCGGGATCAACACGGTATTTTCATGTGCCAGTTGATTCGCCAGTTCAAGGAACTGTAACTTATGGTGAATCTTAAATACCAACAATGTATCCTGTCGGTTGTATTCAATGAACTTTCGGAAGTCATTATTGTAGAGTTTGTCCAAGGTGCCTTCATACGCGGTCTTGTTTTCATGCACCTCTAGTTCGCCAATGGCGTCTAACTTGTAGGAGTGACGGTTCTCATAGTTATACTTCTTATACAGTTGAAGATAATCCATGTGAACGCGACCGACCAGATCAAATGTGGTTTCTTCTTTGCCGAACCGTTCGTATGTTCGCGCCTTAGGATACTGACCCATGAGACAGAACTTGCGTGTGTCGTCCTTGCTCATTACCTTGGTGACACGATTTACCAGATAAGGCAGATCGTATCCTTCAGAGTTCCATCCGGTTAGCACATCAGCATCATCAATCAACTGAAAGAACACATCAAACATGTCCTTCTCATTGGTGAACAACATGGTGTTCTCAAACGAGTTACATATTTCTTGTGCTGTTTCCGGAGACATGTGCTTCGGCGCAATGACCATGGTGATCAGTTTTTCCAGCCAGTCAAGATAGACTGTGATGGCAGTGACTTCGTTGAACGGATCCTCAGGCGGAGCAAACCCTCGTTCCTGATCAAACGCAGTTTCAATGTCAAGGAAGCATGTGTGAAGATTCGGGGCGTCTTGTCCGCGATAGTTCTCGCTGAGACAGCGGGCAACTACATTGACATCACTCTCAAAGAGTTTTTTCTTTGAATGGATGCGCCGTTCTTTCTCAAACTCTGTGCGATTGCGTGTGCTAAATCGGGAAACCGGGTCTCCATAGAGAGAACGATGTTTGCCCTTCGGATCAGCATAATAGAAGATATAGTTAGACGGATATTCGTTGAAGTGGCGTTTCCCATTCTTATCCCGCTCGACTACGAATATCCTATCCTCATTCCTACTGTGTATTGCGTCAATGTATGACATTATTTCCTTTTTTGCAATTTTCAAAATGCCATCGCGTGGCATTTGATAGTCCAGTCCCACGTTTACCACAATGTGGGCACGCCCATTCCCTTTTAGCAGGATTAGTGTCTCCCAAAAAATTATGTGTGCCCACTGACATTCTGCGTTGTTGTAAGGTCTTTTGGTAATCGGAATTTTGAAAATGGTGAGTACCATCTTTGCTTTTTCGTATTGATGGATTAGTTGATCCGACGAAATGATGCGTGCCATTTGCGACACGCTGTTTTGCAGCCTTACTATTTAGGTCTGATATAGTATTACCGTCCATTTTTAGCCGCAATCCTATCATAACACATGCCTTCCAATCTTGTAGTTGATAATGGATATCATAATGTTCCTGAATAGTAACCAATTTAAGGTTAGTAATTTCATTATTTTTATGATTTTCGTCAATATGATGTATCTCATACGTCCGACCCAAGTTATCCTTGGGGATTGGTCCAAAGTGATTTTCCCATATTTTTCTGTGAGGTGTGAAACTACGCATGATACTCCAATAAGTAAGGTGGGCTAGCTGTGTATTGGCACAGCAGGATAGCGAATCCGTTCGCCCATTCTTATTTATCATTGTTTTCAAGATTAAAGAGTTTTCCCAACTGCCTCAAGAATAGTATTGAGTGCTTCGTGGTCTTGATTTGTGGAACCAAGTGATGCCTTATGCGCCACTTTGATAGCCTTTTTGAGAATGCTCGGTTTGACTTCAAGTTCCTCTGCCACTGCCTTGATGGTGTCTGATAACCCGCCGGTGAGAGTTTCAATCTCGTTCAGCACGGTCATGCCTTCGTTCACTAATTGGGTGAGTTTCGCTTTTTCTGCTCCGCTAAAGATTTTGTCCATAGAATTCCTTGTAAAGTAATAGTATACACTATTGCCACAAGGAAGTCAACGTTATTTCAGAGCAGGTTTACCGAATACTGTTTCGCGGATCAGTT